CTCAAGTTGTTTAGCTTGAGAAGCATGTAGCCTTGATGCTTTTTTTAAACCACTAATAATGTTACGTACTTTTTTACTATCCATAATATTTACCTATAATAAATCTTTGTAGTAATCTTTTGCTGATTGACTCATTAAATTGTCACCATCAACATCTACACTTACTGGTGAACCCATTACATCGTGATTGCCCATCTTGCTAAAGCCCCCCATATTCATGCTTGTAGTTTCGCCTGTTTTTGCTTTTTCTTCTGCTACAGTGCTTCCTGCTAAACCTTCTTTTAAACCTCTTGCATAAGCACTTTCCTCTTCTTTTCTACTTTTATCTTTGTCCCTACCTAAAGCTTTTAAACCTAGTCCTACCGCACCCATACCCGCTACACTTGTTAATAAATCTAAACCTAAAAGACCGGTTTGGCCACCTTTAAAATAGCCCTTTGGTTTTGGTCTTGCTATACTAGAATTTTTTTTTCCTCTACGTTTAATATTCGGTTTTGCTCTTTCAAATGTTTTTTGTTTTCTTAAAATACGTTTTCTTTTTTGCCCTTCTTTTTCTATTTCATTCATAAATTTACCATCTTTAGCAGAAGCTGGTTTAGGACCTTTAAAATCTTTTCGTTTAGTACCACTTGGATCTTTAATTTTACCTGCACAGATTTTTGATGCATAGGCATTTGCATATGCAGAAGGATATACTTTAAATTTTCTTTTTGCGGCAGCTTTGCCTCTCGGACATAATTTGGTCATAACAAATCCTTTATGTAATCGGCCATTCCGCCTTTGTTATATTTTTTTTTCTTTCTGGGGCTATTGTTATATTTTCTAATATCTTTTTTTAACTGATCCATTCTTTGGTTTTGTTTAGGAAAACTTGGGTCATCAATGTAACGACTTTTTGTAGTATAATCATCCATAAAATCTAAACCTAGCCCTACTCCAATTTTCCCAATACTTTGTTCTACGAGCTTCTTTGCTTTTTTTGTATACTTTCTTATTCCCGACTCAGCATCATAAGGTAAGTTTTTTCTATTTAAAACTTGTTGCTCTCGTAAACGATCTCTATACAACTCTTTAAAAGTTTTTTTATCAATCTCTCTTGTTTTTTTTGTCATGCTTTCTTGTACCCCCAACGATTTTCAGATAAATCCCAAACACGTTTAGTCTGTTTAGGGATTTTAACTAAATAGTCATCTTTAAATCGTATGATGTGTTTTGTCAATAACATACCTTATACTACCACTCTTTTTGTCTTCTTTCTAGACACTACCTTTTTCTTCTTTCTTTTTGAAGGGCCAAGTGTTATTTGTTTGCTCATTGAAGCTCGTGTCATTGGCATGGTATATACCTTGTTTTTAAATTTTCATCTTTAAAAGCTCGTAAATATTGAAACCTACATTCCTCTCCTTGATAAGAAACATGAACCCACCCAGAGTTGGGTTCTTCCATATCATGAAACTCTAAAATTAATTGATCATAGTTACAACTTCTGTGTATCCAGTCTGCAAGTTCTTTATTAGACACTCCCATAATTTCAATGTCCGCAGCCATGCCTTTACAGTGTTGTGATTTTGAAGAAGACCCTATTTTTTCACTCAGTTCGGGACTTCTATACCCTGAAGAAATTGTTACTGGTTTTGCAAAAGAAGAACGTACAGGTTGTAAAATATGCACACATAGTTGACGCATATTTTCAATCTCTTCTTTTGCAGGTTGATTGTTAATGCTCAAACGAGTTGCAGTTTGACTTTTAGTCATTTCATCTAAAGTGAAATTTGCAGATAATTGCATAATGTAACCTATCTATTGGATAATATAACAAAGCTCCAGTNCCTAATACAATACCTATAATAATAAATACAAATATTAATAGTGAACTTATTAAAAAATTAAAGAGAGTATTGCATAAATACATAANGCTATTATAACAAAATCTCTATTAGATTTAAAGAAAGTTTTTATTACTTCCCATTTATCTTTTATAATATCTAACATTTCCATCTCCTTCTTGCTTGACAAATTCTTTTGTTAGGTGTTTTTTTACAACTTATGTTGTGCATTCTAGCTTGTCCCGCAGAACGAGCGCAAAATGATTTTCTTCTTTTTGCAGATTTACTGCCTTTCTTAACTTTACCGGTAACTGCCGTTTTTAATGTAGACCCAGGGTTTTTTCTACGATAAGAAGCCACCCCTGCTTCAGTCATTCCGGCTCCAGATTTAGTAGGTCTGTAATTTTTTTTATTACGAGCAGGCATACCTCCTGCCTTTAGACCTAATAAATCTAAAACATAGTTATCCATAATAGACTGTTGCACTTCCTGCAGAACCTGCAGGTATATCAACATAAGCTCCTGCATTAAACAAAATACCATCGTCAGGAATGTAAGGCTCTATATAATCTTTAGTAGTTGTAGCAACTAGAAAAGAAAATAGAGTTGTCCCTGCTGGCGAAGTATTTTTAAATGCAATAGTGTCAATAGTTCCACCTGTCGTAATCTGCATTCCTTTAACTCTCGTTCTACCGGCAAAAATTACTCCAGTCACATGATTTGAGTGACCTATAGAAGTATTGGTTCCAACACTTGCTCCGGTTGCTACTTGACTTACTGTTTTGTAAAACAAAGTAGTAAACACAGTATTAGCATTTGGCCCTGCTATGATTTCACTTTGTGCATCTCCATTAACATCCGTTCCTGTTACAGTAAAATTAACACCTGATATATTAGCACCTGATGTGAAAGATACTTTTGGAGCAGTATTAGCATTTGCATAAGTACCACCTGTTGCGGCAGAAGTAAGGGTAAAATTAGCCGCACCTGATACAGTTTGAGCCGCCCCCAATGCGGTGGTGGAAGCTGCAACAGGTACAAAAGTTTTAACTTGTAATTGTAAACCCATAATAAATACCTTTATTCAAGCATTAAATCAATTAATGAATATTCAGTATTGGCATTTACAACCATTACTTGTCCAACTTCTTGTAAAACATTGTCAGAGGCAGGAGCAACTGCACCAGCAATTGAAGCACCGGAACGAACACAAGCATTTCCTACAACAACAGTACCATTAGTTAAAACAGACATTGGGCCAGTAGTTTGAACCCAGAAAAAATGATCTGCTGGAATATCTCTTGGTGTGACTCCCACTAATGCACTTGTTTCTGCATGAGGAGCTACAATTACTTTGTAGTATTTGCTTTTGTGAATTGTAACTTGAGTACCTGCTTGAGTGATTGCAGTAACGACTGGATCATAAGTAGTTATAACTACAGAGGGATCCGTTCCATGCACGTGCGCAGGATGAGATGCAATTTTCATCATTTGACCTTCACCAGTACCATCATTTACATAAAGATATCCATCTTTGTATTCGTTGGCTACTAAGTTAGTTCCATTTGTTTCAATTGAAATTTCTCTTACGCCTGCTGCAACATTTGCAGTAATTGCCATGTCTTTGTGATGCGCACCTTGGTGAGCTGCAGAAGCAACTACTTTACCTGCTGTAACTCCACTACCACCTAAATAAGCATATCTATAAACACGATCACCATAATGTAATCTTGTGCCTAATTCAAATAGTGCAGTTGCAGAAGAAGTGTAAGGATCAACTACTACACTGTTTTTTGTTGTTTGTTTTCCTACAATTAAGTTTGCAGGGCCCGCAGTTGTGGATGCGGTCATTTCCATATGAGCACCTTGTGATACATAAAGACCATCATCGTAAAATGCGTTGTTTGTGATTGCTCCAGTCGTTGTGCTTTTTGTAACGTCTACAAAACCACCTTCTGAACGAACTGGACCTGAAAAAGTTGTGTTAGCCATAAATATCTCCTAGCTATGAATAATGTAGTCCTCTAGGTTTGTCTGCCAAGTCAGTCTACATTACGATTAATATTGTCTTGGTAAATGTATTATACAATAAAAAAAGGGGCTCGTAAGCCCCTTTAGTAGAGTTTATTTAAGCAGCACCTGCTGTGCCGAAAATACCTCTAGGATCAGAGAAACCAAAAGAATATCTTTCTCTTGCTTTAAATCTGACATTACCAGTATCAAAGTCACCTTCAATAGCTGTTTTAATCGGACTTCTAACAAACATTTTCATGCCATTAGGAGCATCCGTCATAATAAAGAAAGCATCTGTATCAGTTAGATAATGATTAACTCTATAGCCTTGTGGGATCATTCCCATGTTAGCCATAGCATTAATGTCATTATCAGCTGTGCTTACTCTTTGAGGAGATTTTAAAATTCTCTCTGCGGTGAACTGAAGTTCTTTTGGTATAATTAACTTCGCTCCTTGCATTGCGATTTTTAGTCCTCTCTCATCAACAAACGCAGAAATGTCAATTAATGATTGCTCAATAGAAGTTTCTGATAAGTCAGATGGTGTCGCTAATGTATTAGAAAAAGTTTGACCATTAGCAAGTGGGTGCGATGCACTACAAAGTGCAACACCATCACCGCCAGTAAAACTTGCGCTAAAAGCATTATTCAACACATTCGCTGCTTTAACCTGTTTAGTATTAGCCATTGATCTGGCTAATGCTCTAGTGTATCTAGCTGCTAATCTATCGTATAAGTTATCTTCAATAGCTTCTTCAGTAACTGCAAAAGCCATTGCAATAGTTTCATGCGTGTATCTCGCAGTAAACGACTCTGATGCCTGGTCAAAAGTAACCGCTGCACCTTCATTTTTTACTGGAGCTGAACCGAAACCTGTCAACATTACTTCTTCTTCGAATGCACGATCAGAAGCTTCTGTTGCGAAAATTTCCGCATGTTCGTTTTCATATTTGTTGTATTCTAGACCAAAGAGGGCGTTTAAACCTGGTTCTAACTCTTTGACCAATTGTGATCTTGAAATAGCCATGATTTATCTCCCTATGCTAAGCCTGTACCACTTCTAAAGAAGTGCTGGTTAATACGAACAAGAACATTTGTGTTCGCAGTCGCGGTATCCTCATTATTTACGTCTTGAGAAATTGCGATTGCTCTAACTGCAAATGTTGCGCCTGTTGCTTTTGTAGATGTATCTAATTGGACTTTTGAATTTCCAGTTAAAGTACTTCCAGTTACATTAGTCAACGAATAGTTCGCATTAAGACTTGCTCTTGGCATTGCCTCATCCGAATCCATTAAATAAACTGTATCTGGATCATCTATCACATTAGCTACAATATCCGCGGCTGCAATTGAGCCAGGATAAAATGCGCTAAATGTTGGTTTTTTAGTAGTAGGATCTGTGTAAAAACACCCATTAAATACACCAATGGTTACATAACTTGTTCCTGCTACATGTCTTTCAATATTACCTGTAGAGGTAGGTATCACTAAATCATTTGTGAAAATAGCAGTACCATAGTTATTTTTAATTGTGTATTTATTTTGTGCATTATTCCACGGAGCGCCACTACCACTTCTATATGGTCTCATTCCGAAACCTTCGACTATATTAGCCATAATGTTTTCTCCTTAAAAAAATTAACAAAATAAGATGGTGACTTTTATCAAAAAACTATGATTTACGACCACCACCAAAAGTTACGCGAGATTGTCTGTCAATATT